ATAAGGGAGGGGGTTATATTTTCGCGACCCCCCCCTATGGCTGAGTTTTCGTTATGGGACAGGTTTTTTCCTTTTATGGGTCTCTGTCTTTTGGCAATTGTTTAACCAGTTTTTCTTTTTTTCTCTCGTTTTCCGGTTTACTTCGTTTTTCTTGTTTTATTCAGGAAATGAACTAAAATCTGTTACAGTTTTTCCACTTTCTGAAACAACCTTGTAAATCATTGGATAATTCTGAACAATTCTTTTCATTGCTGAAAGAATGTCTTTGTCATTTACTTCATCTGAAGCGACATCAGAAGTATTTGCTTCATTTGCTAACGTTTGACAACAATTCCAACCCAAAAGCAAATCAGTTTTAAACCAAATCTCGAATTCTGTAAAAGGATTAAAAGGATTGTCGTAAGTCGTTAACATGTAATCATTTGACTTTTCCATATAAATCTCCTTTCCATTAAGAATTCGCTATTTGTGATACATAAGAGGTAGAGATACCAAACTTTGAAGCTATATCAGCATTCGTATATAGCCCGGAACTTACCATTGATTTAATAGTAGATAACTGGGCATCTGATAAGCCATCATTATTTGTCTTTCTTGGCGTTGCACGCTGTTTGAACTTCTCTTGATCCGTGTTGTTTAGGATCTGTTCCAGTTTGGTAGAGCTTATAGCATTAGCTTGGATGGCCTCCCATTCCTTGTCTGTAATATCTACCAATTCTTTGCCTGCCCCTACTTGAGCCCTGGCCTGCGTTAAGGCCCTGGATTTCTCTCTTTGACGGTGTTCATAGTCCATATCGGGGTTACTAGCAAACTTTTCCTCTACTATACTATTTGCTATGATCTGGGCCTGTCTTTCTTTGGGGGCGTTCTTTTGGGCATTGACTAGCTTAGCATTGAGGGACTGTACTTCAGATGCATATGTCTTCTGTGCTTCTGTAGATACCTTCTCTCTTTTGATACTACGAGCCTCTTTTCTTGCTTCTTGAGCTAGAGATTTGAGATTATTGGCGTAATTTGCATATGCCATTTCTTTCTGATTGGTCTTATCATGAACCAACTCTGTAGCATCATCTACAGTATCCATCTGGTGTACCTTCTGTTTAACTAGGGTCCCAGTTTCTCGGTATACCTTCTTGCCTGCTGAGTGCACCTCTAGTTCAGAGGGGGTCATCTTAGAAGTATCGGTGATCAGGGTCTTTTTTGTATCTCCCGTATCTCTGTATACTTTCTTACCAGTATTCCAATCAGCTAGCTCGGATTCCGTCATCTTAGAGGTATCTGTAACTTCTTTTCGCTTGTTTACATATACCTCAGATTTAGCTCTTGATAGAATTGTGGCCGCTCCAACGCTAGTCCTTCCAGTTTCTTCATTAACTCTACCTTGCCAAGTTTTCTTTAATGAACTAATATCATTATCTTTAGCACTTTGTTTATAATCAAGATGATGCTTCTCTGCATCAATAACGACCATCGAATGCTTAACTGCTTTTTCGATTTCAGCAGTACTTGCTCCGCCAACTGTCATATCGGTTATAAGATTGGTAACCTGCCCCATTTGATTCTGCTTTGTCGAATTCTTCATCTGAGGAGCATCATCTGGAAGCTTATATAGCTCTTTCGGATCAAAACCTACTAAACCGGATAAAGATTTGGTAGATTTAATAGCTATCTTATTTGAAGCTACTGGTATAACCAATGCAGTATCGCCATCGAAGTCAGCTCCAGATAATCTTTCAGCAACTGAAGGATTAATACCTACAGCATCTTTTGCATTTTGCATTACTGCTTTTGCATCGGAGCTCTTATTGTTAACTTTTAAGATAGGTATCTCAAATGTTCCGCCATGCGGATATCTAACAAGGGCGACTGTATCTCCATCTTGATAGTTCGGAGCATAAATTTCTTGGTCACTTAATGTTGGTATTGGAAGAAGTACTTGAAATGCTTGATTCTTGAATCCTTTGGCCGATAGATCTGCGGCATTTGAATCACAATTATCTGCAAATTCATTAAGCAATTTCTTTCTAATAACAGAATTGGTAAGATTGTTAATCTCATCTAATTCATTCTGTTTACTTTTAACAGAAAGATCTAATTGCTGATTAATTAATTTCAACGGCTGCTTTGATAAGAACTGAGATGCTAAATTTCTTGACCAATTATCCCAATCTCCTTCATCTCGAAGTTTATTAATCGGCGATAATTGTTCTTTTCCATCTGCATCTGTATAGTATCTCTGACCTCCGGCTGCAATAAGCGCTCCAAATGGATTATCTTTATCTATTTCCCCAGCCGAATTTGTCTTGCATTCTTTTAATACTTTTGTAATTGGTGTTCCAGTATGCTTATTGGTATTATAAATTACATCTATTCCATCTGGAAAATCAGAATCATTACCATATATAGCCATACCTTTCATATAATGATCATTATCAACCATTACACGAACTTGGGAGTATTGTGATCCGCCAAGAGATATATCATCAACCCCTCTTCGGAGTTCAATAACTCCATCTTTATCTTTTCCACCATCTTCAGCATAACGGATCATAACTCTACTTGAATCAAGGCTAGCCGGGTATTCTGGAACGAACCAATTCTTTCCTTGATCTGGCGTAAATTCTTGTATACTTTGAATATTGTATCTTTCTTTATAAATTTCAGGATATGTAGATCCAGGAGGAGCCAACACCATAATTGATGTTTTATGATCGGTACCCATTTGCTGGATTTGCACATATGTCTTTACATAGCCTTCTTTTTCAAGCATGGAAATTGCAACATTTTTTGTATTCTTTGTAACTCCCATATACAATTCAGTACCAGTACTAACATCTATTATCCCATTTTCGTCAACTTTCTGCTTTAAGAAATTTGCTGTGTTTTCATATTTGTTAGTTCTTTCAGCAATCGCATCGTTGAGTAATGATCTAACTGAACTTTCATTCCATGTTTTATTTTCATCGCTCATCCTTCTTGCAACTTCTGAAACATTTCCATGACATTCATCATACAATTTTAAAGCTCTTGCACGATTTGCTTGTCTTTGTGATTTTGTAGCAATTGCTATTTCTGCTCTCAATTCGGTGGTAGTTGCACTATCGCCAAGAAGAGATTTAGCAATTTCTTTATTTGTTAATCCACGTTCTCTTAACTTCTTTACTTCAGAAAGAAAGTCAAACTGATGCTGGTAAGGATTATCACCAGAACCCCAACCATATCTTCCAGAACCTCTTCCTGGAGGATCATCTTCATGGCCAACCCCAACATGGAATAATTCATTATCCATAACTTTCATCCTCCTCAAGTTTTTCTAGTATTTTGCTAACCGTTATAACCTTATCCATTATAGGAACTATCTCATCATTTCCTGGATGTTCAATGAATCGTTCATTATTTTGATAGATCCTTAATTCAATATCTTTAAAGTCACTTGGTATTAGTCCATACTCTAAACAAAAATATGATGCATAAATTTCAAGCTGATGAAGACTCGGTTTTGTTTTTCCAGTTTTTAGGTCATGAATTCTTAGAACTCCATTATCCAAAATTATAGAGTCAGCAGTTCCAAAGAACCATTTTGAATAGTACAGCTGTTGCTCTGGCCGCATTCCATAATATATTGCATCGTTTACATACATGTTAAGGGTCAAATCAACATCTGGAAGTTTAATTTTATTTTTAATTAATCCGCAGGCTATTTCATGAAGTTCTGTTCCTTTCTTTTTAGCCTGACTACTCACATAAAGCTCCAACATCTTTTCTTCTGAATAATTAATCCAGTGATAATTAGAAGCCCCGAATATAGCATGAGCATCTTTAGGAAATTTCCTTGAATTATCATGCCATTGAAAAGTACTGTTCAAGCTCATCTAATATCTCCTCCTTATTTTCAGGATAGATGAAAGCCGAGAATGACATATCATTCATAAGTCTTACATAGTAATCCTGATTAGGCTGATGATGAGCGCGTCTATCTTTCTTAACTTCGAGAGTTGCCCACATATCTTCAAAGAATATTGTTAAATCAGGAATCCCCTGAATATAACTTGAATCATTCTTCAAAATTATGCATCCTGGAAATCTATCTTTCAACTCATTTATAAGAGCTGATTGAAATTGACTTTCCAACATATG